TAATTACACTTACGACAAATCGTAATTGGTCAGGTGTCATTATGCTTACGGAACAAATCAAATCCCTTATCGAAAATGAATGTGCGCTTAGTCCTCGACTTACTGGCGTGTTCTTCCGTAAGCACCTGAATCAATCTATGTATGATGATGACGGCCAACTCACTGAGTTCGCCATTCAATGTCATCACTACTTTAACGAACTCAAACGCGCTGCTGAGCAAAAAGCCTTTCATGCTCGTCTTGAACAGCGTCGTCTTCAACACGAACAACAGCAAGAATCCGTTAAACGCGTTAATCAGTCCGTAAAGAAATCCGCTAACCAATCACGAGCTCAGTTCATTGGCTCTCTGCGCTTTGAACTGAATCAAGGCGTTCTGATGGTTCGCTCAGTTTCCCGTTCAATGCCAACTCCAACCAAATGGATTCGTCGTTATCTCAAGAAACTTGGCGTACGTCGCGTTGGTAAGTCTTTGTCTAACGGTGTTTTATTTACTGGTGACGCTGTCACTGAAATCCTTACTTGTTTGCAAGCTAAACAGGCTAAGAACGACACCATACCGTTTGAACTGAATATCAGCGCCCTGCCGATTTTAACTTGGTTTCGTTCGCCACTCAGCCTTGGCACTCCAACATTGGAGGCTCAGTACTCATGAACGAAGCTCAAATCATCTATTACGACTTGCTGCCTGACTACACGGTGTCTGTGTTGGTCAAAGGTTGCGACGAATGGGATTTGCTTAAATCCATGTCTCATCTTGAGTCTTGGGCTTCGTCTCAGTTCGCTTCTTATGAGTTGGTGTCCATCACCAACACGACCGTTGAACAACGTATCAATTTGGGGGTGTTCGATGACTACTGCAACTAACATCCTTAAAAGTTTCGATGAGCAAAGCGTTCATATTGATTACCTGTGTTTTACTTTTGCGGTGAAAGACTTACGTCATTGTCACGATGCGGTTCGTCGATTGCACAAGCATGAAGAATACAAAGGCTTTGCCAAATCAGGGCTGTTACAGCGTCACTGTCGTGCACCTAAGTTCCCTGCTCCACCTGTGTTTAATCCGACCGTCGCTAAGACGTCTGAAGAAATTGAAGCGTACAACAAAGCCTTTGATATCTGTTATCGCAACTACTTAGAAGATTGCTTGCGTATCTTCACTAATCAAGTGCTTGGTTTGTCGCTGTCTGCGCCTCGCGGTTTGGGTTTCCAGTTCTACACCGAATCCATGAAACTGACTTCGCCAGATGGTGAGGACTTTTGCGGCTTCGTTGGTATCGGCGGTAACAATGACACGGTGCATTTCCAAATCAACGGAACGGGATGCAAGCATGTATTTGCCCGTCGTCCTACGTGGTCGCTGCATGACTGGCTGACCAATGTGCTTGGTGTGCAAACTCTGGCGCGTGTTGACTTGGCTTATGACGATTACGACGGGATTTTCGATTGCGAATACGCTTACAAGGCGTGGCGCGACGACTGTTTTAGAACCGCTGAACGTGGCCGTGGTCCTGTACTTCATGAAGATATGACCATTGCCAGTATCGGCAAAGATGGCAAACCGATTTACACCAAAGAACAATACTCGATTGGTTCGCGTACCTCGCGCATTTACTGGCGTATCTACAACAAGGCTCTTGAGCAGAAGCTCGCAAACACGGGGCTTGTCTGGTATCGCTCCGAAGTCGAGCTTAAAAAATGGAATGTTGATGTGTTGCTGAATCCGGCTGGCGCGTATGCCGCGCTCAATGATTTCGCTGCGTCTATTTCTACCGCTAAGAAATTCAATACCAAACCTGTCCCGACGAAACGCGCGGCGTTAGACCTGTTGGCCTCTGCGCATTGGATGCGTCGCCAGTACGGGAAAATCCTTAATTCACTTATCGAGTTCCATGAGGGCGACATTGAAACCGTGGTCGGTTCCCTTGTCCGTGATGGAACGAAATTCACCTTCCCCGATACCTACGGCAAGTTGGTGACTCACATATTGGAGACTTAACAAATGGCTAAATCCGTTTTTGTACTTGGCATGGATATCACTTGGAACTCAGCACGTGGTGACAGTGCTCAACTGAACGTGTCGCGTCCTCTACGTGAAATCAACTCAGAGAAATTCAAACGCCGCACTATCGGTGAATCCGGTGATGTGAATCCACAGTGGGACCAACCGTTGATGATTGATCATCAATACGCCCTATTACTCGAGCGCACAGGTGCCCTCGTTCCTCGCCGTGAATACCAGTTGCGTTTGGAGATTAACCCAGACGATCCATTGGCAGGTGCCATTGTGACAGAACTCATCCCTGTGGATGACGACATCAAGAAACATTTTGAAGCCTCGTTAAAGGCTAAATAAGGAATTTCGTTATGCCTGTGTGTGCTTTACCTAACGCGGACGGTTTTCTCGCTGTCGTTCCTGACATTGAAGCGGCTTCATGCAGCGGTTATGTCATGGTCACGGCTCAAGAATATGACACGTTAATGAGCTACACACAGCTGACTCCAGGAGAGATATCTCAAGCGTTCGGCTTGGGTTTCACCTTGGTGTTCGTTGGCGGATATCTCTCAACTTACGCCATCAAGATGGCAATACGTTTAATAAAACTACTTTGAGGAATCTGTTATGAAACGTCTAAACGCGCTTAAAAAGTTCGGTAAACAAGCGGTGGCAACCGTCACTGTTGCGGTGCTTTCTGTCCCTGCTATGGCGGCGGAAGGTGGTGCCGCTGACCCGTTCTCCGTTATCGACTTATCTGGTGTGGCAACCAAAATCGGCGCGGCAGGTCTGGTGATTGTCGGCATTACTATGGCTTACAAATCCATCACTCTTGCTAAGCGTGCTGTGAACAAGGCTTAAGTTTATGTTGGCCGTTCTCCACGATGTCCAACTCATCGTCTTTGTGCTTTTGGGTGGCATTGCCGGATACGTGGCCAGCCAAAACTTTAGAGGATAAGGGGGCTTCGGCTCCCTTTTTTATTGGTTTAATACAATGAATCACTATCTCCGTTTTTTTATTGCCCTTGTTATTCTGTGTGCTAGTAGTCATACGTATGCTTTAGAAGCTCGTATTGGTCATATGCAAATGAGGGGTTGTGGCTCTCAAGGTGAATGGGTTGACCCTTACAAGGTGAATACTTGTTTTTTGGATACTGGGTATTTCGACACATGCACATTTGAGAAGACACCCTATTCTAATGCTCGTTATCCCTATCAAACAGTTTGTGATAATGGACTTGGTCTTGGCTATTATGAGGTGCGTTGTCCAGAAAATAGCGAGTTTGATCCCTCCACCTTACGTTGCAAATCGGTTTGTGAATATGGCAAGAACCCTGACGGTACTTGTATGGACGCTTGCCAGTTCAAAAAATCCATTGATGAAATCAAATCGCTTCAGTGGTTGGCTTATGTCTATGGCGAACAAGTGACAGGGTCATGTTATGGCGATTATGGCGCAACCCGTTGTGAATTGGAGCGTACTCCTAGTGATAGTACGCTGTGTACGGGCGTTGATTCCGGCCAATGGACACAAAACACCATCTGTCATGGTAACTTTCAATTCACAGGCAACCAGTGTGAAGGCGGTACACTCTTCTGGGGTAAAGATGGCCCTGACACCCCTATTATTCCTGATGACCCCATTCATGACCCTGACGACCCAACAGGCGACATCGAAGACCCTAGCATATTACCTGATGGCTCAACCAATACGGTGAATCCACCGGATACCGACAGTGAGCCAGACGTGGAAGAGCCTGACACCGATGAATCGACAGACACGGCAGTTCTGAAAGCCATTACTGGGATGAATAAGGACGTCAACAAAGCACTAAACGACATGAACATCGACATCAATCAAGCCAATGCTGACGTTCAAAACCAAATCATTGCGCTGAATGCGTCGATGGTCACCAACACGCAAGCCATTCAAAAGCAGCAAATCAACGACAACAAGATTTACGAAAACACTAAGGCCCTTATCCAACAAGCGAATGCTGACATCACCACGGCCATGAACAAGAACACCAATGCCGTTAATGGTGTGGGTGACGATGTAGAGAAAATTGCAGGGGCAATGGATGGTATCGCGGAGGATGTTTCCGGCATTTCTGACACCTTAGACGGTATCGCAAACACAGATACGTCTGGTGCAGGTACGGGTGGTACGTGTATCGAGTCCCAAAGTTGTACTGGCTTTTATGAGTCGGGCTATCCCGATGGTTTAGGTGGTTTGGTGTCCGGTCAGTTAGATGATCTTAAACACAACACCATCGACAACTTTGTGAACTCGTTTGGTGACCTCGACTTATCCAGTGCTAAGCGCCCTTCTTTCGTGCTCCCTGTGCCGTTCTTCGGTGACTTCAGTTTTGAGGAGCAAATCAGCTTTGATTGGGTGTTCGGTTTTATTCGTGCGGTGCTCATCATGACGTCAGTGTTTGCGGCGCGTCGTATTATTTTTGGAGGTTAATATGGATTGGTTAGTCGATTTATTTAACAAGCTGTTGGTGTTCCTCTATCAGCTCTTAATCTCGCTGGTCAACATGCTCAAAGACCTGTTCTTTTGGGCGGTTGAGCAAATCATGGCAATGGTGAATCTGTTGCTCTCTGGTGTGTTCTCCCTATTCGCTCCGGTCGATATGAGCCAGTACATGACCAGTATTCCGCCTACTGTAGCTTGGGTTATGGCGGCGGTCGGTGTGCCTCAATGCCTGTCTATCATTCTGGCCGCTATTACGGTGCGTTTGATGCTGCAATTGATTCCGTTTACGAGGTTAGGCTCATGATATACGCCATAGCAGGAAGACCAGGTGGCGGTAAAACCTATGAGGCGGTTGCCTACCACATTATTCCGGCCATTAAGGATGGCCGCAAAGTCATCACCAATATCACCTTAAACATTGATTGGTTCGTTAAGGTGTTTGGTGAAGACGTTCGAGAACTCATCAAAATCGTGGATGGCCGTTTAACGGATTTTGGTTCAACCTCGCGTCCGTTCAGCCAGATTGAAGATTACTCAGACGAATGGCGCAATGAAAAAGGACAAGGGCCACTTTATGTGGTCGATGAGGCGCACATGAGCTTGCCAAGTCGAGGCTTGGCCGCGCCCATTCTAGAATGGTACTCAATACACCGTCACTACGGTGTCGATATCATCTTGCTCACGCAGAACATCCGCAAAGTGCATCGAGACATTAAGGACATGATTGAAGTGACCTACCGATGCACAAAGAACACAGCGATGGGCTCAACCAGTTCTTACACCAAGAAAGTGCAAGATGGTTGTGCCGGTGAAGTGGTGAACACCTCTACCCGATTTTATAAGTCGGAATACTTCCCGTTCTATAAGAGTCATTCGCAATCCAACAAGCAAGTGCAGGAAGCCGAAGCAAAAGACATTCGCCCGTTCTGGAAGCGTTGGCCTGTCGTCGGAACGGTGGTGCTGTTATCGCTTGGATTGGTTTTCAATATCTGGGCTTGGTGGCCGGAGCCAGAGCAACCACCCGACCCCGTTAAACCACCACAACCAGTACAAGCGCAGCTGCCTGACGGAACGCCAACGGTAGATACGGCAGAAACCAAAGCGAAGAAGAAAAAGAAAGCATCAGGGTTCGGGCCTTTGGAAGATTACGACTTCTATATCACCGGATACGCAAAGCAAATCGCCTACGCCAAACGGCTGAAGTATGCTGCCGAACTCGACCGTGACCTGACGTTCTACAAGATATACATCGATGTGTACGATGGCCGCGACAAGCTATTCAGTTTCGATCATCTGGACTTGGTAAAGATTGGGTATCAGTTCGAAGTGTTGAGCGATTGCGTGTATCGAGTGACTTGGGAAGAAACAGAAAGGATCTTCACGTGCGGGCAAAGAGAAAAGCCGTCAGACATATTGCAGCAAAACATGCCTGTCCATATCTAGACCGCTCGCCACAGCGTCGAAGCTAGCGCAGTCTGCGTAGACCGAGGAAGCGGAACATGTAGGACACCAAACCTTGGCACTTCCACACCGAACTTAATCATGGGGCTCTATACGAGCCCTTTTTTATTACGTGCGCGGTATTGCGAGCATTTTGGGAGGGGCCCGCTTTGCGGGAGGGACCTAAAAGCGGAGCAAACCCCCGAATCTGTATTACGGGGGTAAATTCCCACTCACTACTAACCTTGTGCTCTGATACAAAAAAGCCGAACAGTGATTGCTCGGCTTAATGGTTAACTCTCGGGTAAGTTACACTTATCTTTGAGCGTTTTGTACGCGTCTTCTATCCCTTCCAATGAAAAGTGTATTTTTTCCTTTTCATTATCGAATACGATTACCTCCAACAATTTCCCAGTTAACATTTCTCGAATCAACAAATCAGTAGAGCCACTTGAGTAAAACATATCGTCATACTTGTTTGACCCACCTTTAATTGACAATACTTTGCCGCCGTCAATTGAAAGCTTCATATTTGTAACACCACTCCAGTCATAAAGACTGTGATGTTTAAACCCAACAAGGCTAAATACTTTCTTGTCAGATCCTCTTCCACAACCAATATGAAATTGAGAGCGATTGCTTTCAGTATAATGCGTTCTTAGGTACTGTCCGTTTGAATAGCTCTTCTCTGTAAATCCTTCAAACTTCGCTAGGCTTGGAAAAGGTATGAGTAAAGGCAAAGATAACATTACAAGTGCTTTTTTCATTTAGAGTCCTTCTTGCTAAATATATGCTACTTATTTTTTATTCCTGCTATACATCTAGCATACTTCATGAGTTTTGTAAGTGTTCCTGTGTCACTAGGTGACTGAATTTCAAGTAAAGCTATTCCAGTAAGGATCTCTTGGGGTGTCACTAGTTGTCTTGTTGGTAGTTCAAGCGTGTCTTTATGCATTTTGAAATTTTCCCAAGCTTCCGAGGTGGCTAGTTCCCTCCCCTTGGTCATTCTCATTAGCCGTTTGCATTCGGGTGGTATGGGCTTTCCTGAGTCCCATAACTTGACCATCCTCACACTTTTAAAACATAGTTTTGCTGCTTCTTCTACACTTAAACCACACTCAAATTCACGAAAAACGTAATTCTTGCTCATTTTTCGAAAGTTCGTCATATATACCCTGATAATCAAAAGGGTGTATATGTAATTGATATGAAACATTATTCAACATAACGTCGCATAATGCGCACTTAGCTATAGCTACTTTAAGGTCGCCAAGCCACAACGCAAACATGCCACAAACCATTGAAATACTTGATAATCCTAGCCCGTTAAACTTTTTTGCAATGTTTTCCCACATTCCTTTTATGTGTGGATTTTCGTTGCGATCAGCGTGACATCCCAACAAAGCTATCTCTGGGTCAATTCCTGAATTCTCCGCTAGAAAAACTGCTTCTGAATCAGATATATAGCGTCTTCCTTTTCGCATTTCGCTGATTCTGGACGCGTTTACATTCAAATCATGTGCGATTTGCTTGTCTTGTACGTAGTTTTTTGCCTTTTTGTAGGCATCTAACAGCTCACTTTGATACATGGGACTACCTCCGTTTTCTTGATTTTAGCTTAGTAGTTACGGAAATTCGCATCTAGCAATTACGAAAATCCGTAATTACACTTACGACAAATCGTAATTGGTCAGGTGTCATTATGCTTACGGAACT